CTATAATTTCATCTGCAGAGTCCTTGTAGACTGTGTTAGCAGGCCGCTCCGAAAATTGTTCTATCAAGAATGGCATACTGCCCATTATAGCAAACTCATGTGCAAGTGTTACATCTTGTTCTGCTATAGCAACTATGCATTCCAAAAAGTCTTGTGGGTGTCCTGCTAAACCGTTGTGTGTTGAATCTAATAACAGTTTAAACAATCCTAACTGTTTAAAAGTCATTAGGTTATCTGTGTAACTGTTTTTGTTTATGTTGTTACATGCTTCATAAAAATCATGTTTTATGTGTAACCAATTATCTTCTACTGGAATCATAATTATATTTATTATTATATGTTTTCAGACACTTCGTGTCTTTGCCAACTACAAACTTCATTCACTTCGTTCATATCAGTTTTTGTTTGCAATTTTTTTAAATAGAAGTTATCAAGTATGTTGAGTCATAATTCACCCGTCTCCGGGTGAACTAATGTCGATGGTGTCATCAAGTAATGCATCGTCATCTCTAACTAGGGTGCTTTGCTGGAACCGGTGAGCCTTTAGTCCCTTTACACTACCTTCACGAATCTCACGGAAACTTGTATAATCTTGTAGAGTTCAATTATACAAATTTGTAGGTTGCTTTTTCTCAGTGCCTACATCCTTTAATACTGTTGTCGTTTGTTTGTATCTCATGTACCGCCATACATTCCAGAATCTCGCACCGGGGTTACCGGATTGTCAAGGAAATCGATATTATATGCCTCGATGGGGTGGTGTATGGTCCTATTTGTGTGCCGTAATGTGAGTTAGACTTTGTGTCTGAATGTGCCGTGTTTTTTTGTGTTCTTCAGCAATTAGTTATCGGTCTTTCAAACCTTCACGTAATATTTTTGAACCACCAACTCGAACGTTGATAATTCCATTGTAATAGTCATCTGAGAGTAAAACCTTTCTTTCAAACTGTTCTCTAGCCTCTAGGTAACTAGCGACGCCTCTGCTAGGACAAAAGTATAAAATTTCTCTGGTAAATTTATCTTCTCCAAGTGCTAAAACATCTTCTTTTAAATTGTCTGAACTACCCCAATAAGATTGCCAATCTGATTCCTTAGTGCCTCTGCGTTTATTCTTTTTGCCTTTCAGCGGTGGCTTAGTAGTTTTAAACTTTGCTAGTTTCTTACCAACATACTTTTTATCATTTGTATTATTAGTAATAATATATACAAATGCTTCGCAATCCTCTGGTAGCGATTCTATTGCCTTACCATTATAAATCCATTTACTCATTTATTAATCTCGCTGTACGGTCGAAATCATCGCATTCGACTTCTACATACTTATAATCTAATTGCTCTGCAACATTCTTAATAACGGTAGGACTTACATAACTTATACTGCGAGTTTGAAATTCTCTATTACGCATAAGTCGTTCTGTGTGTTCCGTAAGCAAGTGATCGTTTACATTTAACAAGTCTAAGTTTTTGTATGTGAATAAAACTTCTCCGCTGTCTGCAAGTATATTTTTAAACTGTTTTAAATAATAAATTATTTCAGGTATTTCTAAATGCACAAAAACAGCATGTGAAATTATTTTTGTAAATTTGTATTCTTTTAATGCAGACAAATCATTGCGTGATATAAGTTTAAGTTCAGTATTGTTATACTGTGATGTGTTTTGATGTGCAGACATCAGCATAGATCTAGATACATCTGCACAAATATATTGTGATACTTTATCTGCAAAAGCATTAGCACCAAAGCCTAGGCCACTACCAAAGTCTAGAAGTATATCACTGCTGTTTATATAGTCTGCAAATCTAAGATTATGTGCATCTATAGACCGTTGCTTTAATGATTGTAAGTCTTCATTAACATCACCACCTACAAGTTCTATAAGCCGCTGTGTGTTGTCGCCTTCCCACCCGCTCACTTATCGCCTACATATTCTGTGTCTGTATTGTAACTAGTGAAGCCTCCTTCCTTAATTACATACAGTACATCATTTACTCTTCCACTTAGTTCTTCTCTGTGAGATATAAGCATAATATTTTTATTTTGTTCTCTACTCATTTTCTTAAGTATGCCTAATGCATTTTCAACACCAGTAGCATCTAAGCCACTATCGATAAGTTCATCAATGCACAGGAAGTTCATTGGGTGATTAAGACTTTCATATATGTCTCTAAATGCCCAACTCAAACTCAGTATAAGTCTATTGCGTTCTCCTCTACTTAGATTATCAAAGTCTAAGTCTCTGCCGTATTCTGTAATCTCTACACTTAGATCACTGTTAAACTTAACGTCATGTGGTAAGCCTATTTCATTTAAGTAATGTGCTAGTCTATGATTCAAGTAAGCAATGTTCTGATCAATAATACGTCTACGGATAAAACTATCTTTACTTGTTAATAATTTATATAAAAACTCTTGATGATCTTTTAATGCTGTAAGTTCATTAATGATATCCCAACTAACTTCTTGAATACCTGTCTCGGTCATTGATTCTATTTGATCAACATAAGGATTGATATCATCATTTTTATCTGTTACACTTTGTATTAAATTATCTACATTATTACGATGAGTAAGGGCCTCTTCTAATGTTTTATAGAAGGTTTGTGGGCGATTTTGAACTGGTCCAAGCATTTCTACGCCAGTTTTTAACTCGGTTTCTTTAGTTATTAGGCTGTTATTATATGTCCTTTCCTCTGTTATTTCGGTGTTTAAATCGGCCGTATATACCTCGTGCGTGTCTAAATGACCAGTATCTTGGCCACATGCAGGGCAAACTCCTTCCTTTGCTTTTACTAAATTAGCCTCTAGTGTTTGCAGTTTAGTATTACTTCTTTTAATACTGTTTTCGGTGTTAGATATATTGCTTACCAACACATTTAAGTTTGCTTCGTGATCTTTTATTAAAACCAGTTCGTTGTGTTTAGCGACTTCGCTGTCAATATCAAGTTCATTTAATTGCTCCAACGCATCAGCCATTTCAGTGAGTTTGGTTTTCTTATTGGCTTCCCAAGCCATGCTACGGCTTTCTATTTCTTTAATATTTTTTTCCATCCTAGCATTACTATCTTTGATAGCATTAATACGCATTTCTTCTTCTTTAATATTATCTCTGGTGTCTTTCATTTTTTCTTTTAAGACTTCTGCTTTTTGCGAAAGTTCTTGTATGCCTAACAACTGTTCAATCATATCTCGTTGATCATTGTTTTTCATACCTAAGAAAGGTTCTGTGTATGTGTTTAACGCAACAATATGCTTAAACATTTCATGTGTAAAGCCAATAACTTTTTCTATATCTTTTTGTGTTTCTCTGCTATCGCCTTGTTGCTCTTGATCAGCATGTTCTGTACCATCCACAAAGAAACGTAAAATGTTTGGCCTGCGACCTCTTTCGATACGATAAGCAACACCATTTAACTCAAAGTCAACACTAACAATCATACCTTTAGCATTGGTTTTATTAATTAAGTTGTCACGTCTAATATTTGTTAGTGCTTCACCGTAAAGTGCATAACTAAGTGCGTTAATAATAGTAGTCTTGCCTGTGCCGTTTCTACTACCATCGCCACCTAGGTCTAGATTATTACCTAGTACTAGTGTTAAGTTTTTATCATCGAACCGTACACCTTGAACGTTATTACCAACGCTCATGAAATTCTTCACACTGATGTTTTTTAATTTAAGCATAGATTATAAGTTTTGATAAATGTTAATTAATGTATCTGTGTCAATAGTGTTACTTTCAATTGTTTGTAATTGACTAATAACTATTTGCTCGACACTCTCGAATTGTATTTCACCTGCTTCGTATTCTTCTTCTACTTCTTTGATAGGTACAAGTTGTATTTCTCTACACTTGTATTTTTCCATAAAGTTTTCTTTAATAAATGTTGCTTCTTCATAACTGATATCAACATCTAATTTTATTCTAGCATAAGTGTATGCATCTAAATATTTTGCAGGATCATCAATTAATTGAACTAGACCGCATGTTACATACTTAGGGCATTCAGGCCAATTAACATACACAGGTTCTTTGTCCCACTCTAAGAACATGTATCCTCTATCGTTATCACCTGCGTCTGCATAATTATGAGGGAAAGCATTACCTATGTAATGTATATTTTGATCGTATTGTCTTTTGTGAAAATGTCCTGTAAACACATAGTCTGGTTTTCTCAGCATGGACGCATTTATTCCGCCATGGTCTGGCATTTCTATCATTGCATTCATTTTAAAGAATGGTAATTCAAAATGTCCAAACATATATTTGCATGGCATCTTTGCTACTGTTTTGTATTCGTTTTCTACTAACCAAGGAACGATGCCTACATTGCCTTCTTCAAATAGTTCATCTACCATTACAAAGTTAGATAAATCCCTAGCATATTCTATACTGTTAAGATCTCTTTTATCTCTGTAGTATAAATCATGATTGCCTGTAATAAAGTACACTTTCTCAAATGCATCATTAAGTTTTTTAAGATCTCTCAAACTGGAATTCATTGTTGCAATATTAATACTGGCTCTGTGATGATGCCAGTCGCCTAAAAAGAAACAAGTTTTTGCTTCTCGTAATTTTGCTTCTTCAATAAACCAATCAACGAAGTCGCTACAGTCTTTTAAATGTTGATGACTGTTTTGCTTTAGGCCGTAATGAATGTCTGTAAAGACTATTGCTTTTTCAAATAAATTGTCTGTCATAGTTAAGCATCCGATTCTGAATTTTTTGCTTCTTCCCTTAGAGCCTTCATTTCATTTTCGTGTGCTATCTGTCTACCGTAACTTGGTAAGTGGCCAGAGTCGATTAAAATGTCGTCTCTGATATTTTGATTTTTCTTTTCTATGTTTAACACTCTTGTGAAACTGTTTGTAATTGCGGCAGTATAATATGCAAAAGGATTGTCTGATTTTGCTTCATTGAACTGTAAGCCAATCATTGCTAACTGCAATAATGCTTGACCACGCATTTCATCAACATAAGTATATCCTCTCCAGTTAGACCTTTGGCTGTATCTGTCAACTAATTTTAAATACATTTTGCCAAGTTCGTTAGTAATACTTCCGTGATCTACACAGAACTTACCACTCTTAGGTCCGCCCTTCCAATGACTTCTAGCAACTTCTTCCCATGTACCATTTATAAGTCCATAATGCTTAAAAGGTGGGTAGTTTACTTTAGCCTTTGTTTCTGCTTCGTTCCTAGGATTTTTCTTTCTACCTGGCTCTAGTGGAATGTGCTCATATGTCATGCGTCTTACAACTACTTCTTCATCAGCAATATCTTCTAGGTCAACTAAAAAGTCTTTTTGTCTAGGCTTTTTATTTGCAGGACCTTCATAACCTTCAACTGCTTGTTTATAAGCAAAGTCTTTCATCTTGCCTGCTTTTTGTGTTTTAGCATCTAGTATTACTTGATCAGTAATCTCGCCATCATCTGCAATTATAATGTTTGGGTAATCATATTGCGGTGACTTAATCCAACAAAATGACATCTTACTAAGATGTATCTGTTTTAGTAAATCTTTATTGTTTAAATATTTAACTCTTGCGACCATTGTGTCTCCTTATTGTTAACCCTTATTATACATTATTTTTTTCGAGTGTCAAGTATAATTATCTAATTCTGGCCAATAACGGCTACTTTATTGATATTGATAAATACATTGTATAATTTAGGAGATTAGATGGCATACGACCTTAACAAATCAGCATTAGAGAATGCTAGAAATAGTTCAAATTTTGAATTTGATACAGATAAATTTCGCAAAGGCCTTGCTGATGGAGTAGCAAAAGAAAAAGAAAAAATAGCAAGAAATAACCAAACTGGATGGAACAAAAAACTTGATATAGACTGGCGAGCAAGACTTCAAGTAATGAGAGCCAACAAAGATGATTTCTTTGGTGACGATAGTTCTTCGCTGATTGCACCTTTAAAGGCAGACAGAGGAATTATGTTTCAATACCAACCAAGTATATTCATAGCCTTTAGTGCCACATATGACAGTCAGAGTTTTCAAGGTTCTAACTACCCAATGCACACATTTATGAGTAGTCAACCTCCTGTAATACCTGTGCAAGTTCCATACACAGCAACTAACCAAGATGAAGCAAGATATCTTTTAGCAATGTTTCAGTTTCTTAAGGTATCAACTAAGTCACAATTTGGTGAACAAGCAGTTACATCAGGCAAGTTTGGAAGACCACCGCCTGTGTTAGAGTTTAGTTATTTAGGGCCACATGGCTTTGACCGTATTCCTGTAGTTGTCAATGACGTCAACTATATCATGCCAAATACAGTTGACTACATACCTGTATCACATAATTCATTAACAACGGCAGATCATCAAACAGCATTTACTTCTGAAGTTGCCGAAGGAGGCAACACGTCTGGGTCAGTGACGTATGTACCAACAGATGTAGAATTTACAGTCACATTACAAGCACAATATTCGCCTAGAAGATTGCGTAGAAAATTTGATCTTGATGCTATGCGTAAAGGTAAAAATATAGGATTTATTTAATGGCATATTATAACAAAAACAGTTTTTTAAAAAATGCAAGAAATATGTCTTTTTACACAGGACTAAATTATTCTAACCTACCTGCTGTACCAAGCAGTACTTCAGATAGCCAATTTTTAATTACAAAGAAATATGCTAATAGGCCTGATTTACTTGCACATGATAAATTTGGTTCATCTGAATTATGGTGGGTACTAGTACTCAGCAACTTGGAGCAAATAAAAGATCCAATATCTGATTTCAAAGAAGGTACTATTATAAGATTGGTTGAGCCAGACAGAGCAAAAAAATTAGCAGGTAATTAATATGCCAGACTATTCAGCAAGTAAAGATATATACAATGCATTTTTGCCAAAAGAACTTGCAAATAATATCTTAATTAACCCAGCAGATGCGTATGCTTCATACACATACAGATTAACATTTAGTATGATGCCATACAGTTTTTTCGGAACAGGAAAAGTAACCTTAGGTACCGAAAACACTAACAGAATAATTATTGCACAAACAGGTGTAACAAAATTTCAGGTTGATGAATTAGAAATCAGTAGTGTAGTACATCCAAGTCCTCCAAGTGATTTATCTGGAAATAGAACTTCTGCATATAGGTTAAATTTTAATTTAGTTGAGCCTTTTGGTATGTCTTTTTTAGACTTACTGCAAAGAACAGCATATGAATTAAACAAGAATCAAAAAATACCTTTTCCCAACGGAAAAACTCCGCCTTTACAAACGATGCCTTACATAATGGAAATAGAACTGCTAGGCTTACCAGAACCACAAGACATTGAAGAGGACACAGGCGACGCATCAGAATTTGCATTGGGTGAGGGAGATGTATTCTACAAAACAGCAATACCCTTTAGAATAACAAATTTTGATATTAGTCCAGCAGTTTCTGGAACAACATATAATTGCAGGGGTGTAACAATCAATGAAATAGGTACTACTGCCAGTTCGTCAATTACTAAAGTGCCTAAGGACATTAAAATAAAAGGAGAAACAGTAGCAGAATTATTACAGTCATTAACAGATAATATGCAAGAACAACAAAAAGCAGAAACTGGCGAGACAGTAAAAAAAGATTCAAAGTTTGCAAAAGAATTAGGTATATACGAATTAGGAGAAGAAGGTTTTCCTAATCATAAAGATATTTTCAAAGAAGGTTTACCAATTGATTCAGAGTATTTTGGGTCAAGTATAGCATTAAAAGAAGTAAGAGATTACAAAAACAAGACTACCGATGGAGTTGCACAAGATAATGAAGCAGGCGTAGAGGCTCCCAAAAAGGATGGTAATGAAAAATCTGTTACAATTACAATACCTGCAGGCACAGATATACCAACATTAATGATAGAACTTGGCAGTCTAAATAGCAATTATGCTAATGCAACACATAGATTTAATATAGGTGAAAAAGCCCCTGAAATGGATGAAGAAACTCTTGATAAAACTAAAACACAAGTCATAGTACCAAAAACTCGTAGAACATGGATATGGCCAGAGGAAAAATTTACCAAACAGGGCAAAATGGCACTGACGCACACAATTATATTGACAGGAAAACTTAGTTCTGCGAGTATAATGTCTGATAAAGAATTACTAGTTGATGGCAAAAATGAAAAAACAGAAGTTAAAGAAGCCGCAATAAATCGGGCAGTTGTAAAATCATATAACTATTTTTACACTGGTGCAAATGATCAGATTTATAATGTTGACCTCAGCATCAATAACGGAATAAGATATTTATCGCCAGGATATGGCGGAAAGCAAAGTAACTATTCCTTGTCACAGGCAGGAGCGGCTGACAAAGTAGTAATAGAAGCAATAGAGAAAGTAGAAGAGGAGCAAAGTGCTACAGTAGAAAGCGAGATACTTGCAAAGTTTGAAGCAATTGGCAAAGACATAAAAGACACAGTTACAAAATTAGCGAGTCTGCCTATAGAATTAACCGCAGACTTGGCCGCACTTGCGACAGGATTAAATCCATTAGGTGCCGGCGGAGTAACTACAAAAAATATTAGAACATTAAATCCACGTTTACCCAGTTCGCCACTTGCTATATTACAAAAAACAAATACTATTGGTGAATTGACTAGCAGTCTAGATACGCTCACAACAAGCATTACAAATTTGCAATCAGAGATTGAAGGCACTATCAGTGACTTTGTATCAGGGCAGATATCAGAAATTGTTGGTAAAGCATTTACTCCTTTTGATATATTAGACAGCAAACTAAACAAAATAGCGGAAGGCATTAATGGATATATAGACCTAGTAGATAGTGCATTAGGCGACATCGGACTAGATCAGTTTGGCATAGATACTACATCATTGCTTAATGACGCCAGAGATAAGGTAGATAATTTAAGTAGTGCCATAAAAATAGAGGATTTTACTCCACCTGGTTTTTCAACAAGTAGTGTAACAAACAATGTAGTTAATTTTGATTCATTATATGCAGAAGAATTTGAATACAACGACACAGACGAATTAGTAGAATACGGCCAAGACATCGGAGGCAGTATATTTGGTGAGTATGACATGGATGAGTTTACTAAGCAAGCCACAGATAGAAGTAAGGCTGGATTGCCCCCTTCTAAGTTTGCTAATAGGAGTTTGTTCAGTACAATGCTTAGTAACTCTACACTAGGTGCACCTTACATGGTAAGAACAATATTAGAACTTAAAGGTGACCCTTATTGGTTTGGAAAATTACCTCTCACCACTGATGAATTTGAATTTATTAAAGGCAAAGAATTCTTAGGAGAATTTGAAAACGATGTAAAAAAAGTTAGAGAAGAATCTGCAGAACAAAATACTGCACCATATGGATTAGGAGAAGTGTGTTTCTTTTTTGCATACTTGTTCCCAAGAGAATACGATACATGGAGCGACGACATGAGCAGAAACACCGGTGAAATGGTTGACCTCAACATGGATAAATCATTTTCAGGACAGTTTACACCTTACAGGGTAACACATATATTGGCAGGTGGTGTGTTTAGACAACAACTTGAAGCCTATAAAATTATATATAAAGGGCAATATCCAAGTAAAGACGACATGCCTGATCCAGATGAGGGTAGGCTATCAGTTGTTAAAGAAGTACAAGAAGAATATGCCAGATTAAACCCTGGCGATATAGGAGACGACAGTTAAATAAAGACATGATACCAAAAAAGTTTCAAAAAGCCATAACAGATAAAACCGACCACGGTTCTATTTTTATAGGCACGGTAAAATCTACTGACGATCCTACACAAAATGGAATGCTTTGGGTACACATACCTGAACTAACAGGGCCTGTTCCAAGTGCAGAAAATTTATTCCAATGTTTATGGACATCGCCATTTGCAGGTGCAACAACACCAGGTAGCATAGACGATCCTAATTCACCATCAGCATCACAAACAAGTTACGGTATGTGGATGAGACCGCCTGACCCAGAGAACCAAGTAGTTGTTGGATTATTTAAAAGTGGCGGTACAACTATACCTGTGGTACTAGGTTGTTTATTTCAAACAAACAGAAACTTTATGGTACCAGGCATCCCTGCAGGTAAATCCATCGGCGGTGTAACCCCAGTACAAGAAGTAAACATTAATGCTAATATAAAAAATCATAGTGTAGAGTACAGCGGTAGTGTATTGGATGTGAAAGTTAATGCAGAAAATAGACCAATGCATGAATTAGAAAGTACTATCTTTGCACAAGGATTAATAAACGATTTTATTAGAGGTCAGAGTACCAGTGGTGCCAGAAGAGAAGGATCCAGTGAAGTATTTGGTATACTAACACCAGGTGCTAAAAAATCAAACGACCCAACACAGCGACATACAGGTCATCAATTTGTAATGGACGACGATGCAGATTGTCCACATATCAGAATAAGAACAGGTGGCGGTAATCAGATACTGCTTAACGATGTAGAAAATATGATTTATATTTCTAACAAAAGTGGTACAGGACATATAGAAATTGATGGCGATGGTAATATAGATATTTACGGTACCGGCAGTTACAATGTTAGAACATCAGGAGATATGAATCTTAGAGCAGATAAAGATGTGAATATTGAAGCAGGACAAAATGTTAATATCAAAGCGGCAAATAATTTCCCTCATCCAATGGATATCTTAGGCACAGAAAAAGGTGTTGTAGATGATGAAAAACTTGCATACTTAGATCCAATAGTGCAATCACAATTAACTAATGGTAGTGTTAATATAGAAGGTGCTAAAGACCTTAATTTGTTTTCTAACACTATAAAAATAAATGCTCGACCAAGATTAAAAACATTAGACGGGAAAACAGATCCAGGCTCAGTAGAAATCTATGCAGATAAAAACTTTACTGCTCAGGCAACAGGTGTAAACTTAACAGCATTTCCAGGATTACATAATCCACCGTCCACGCCATACTTTAATATTAACTCTGCAGGCATGCTAAATACAGAATCAAAACTTGATACTAACATAATGGCAATGGCTAAAACAAATGTCAATGCAGGAGCATCAGTAGATATTCAAACTAATCCAATTGCACCGCAATTATTATTGCCAAGAATGCCGGACTTTGATGGAATTAAATTAACAGACACATCTAATACATTGTTATCTTTTGAACGTTTAGGCTTAGGCGGATATCCTCCTAGAGCAGAACAGGGAAAGAGTCCAATGACGCCGTTGATATTATACGATAAAAAAGTCAAAACAATTATTACAAGGTGGGTAAGTATTGAACCTAGTCCTTCGAGAAGGAACAAATAATGGCTTACGTGGACTTTTTAACAGTTGGACAAATTGATACAGACGACACTAGGCCTATTAACTACAGTAGCGACACAGGGTACTATGAGGGTCAATACTTTGAAGGCGAAGGCTATCGCACAGCAATATATGAAAAATCAAAAAGTGTATCAGCAGTAATGCCTGTAAATCAATTTTCGTTGCATCAACTCAAAGAACAATTATCAGAATTTATTAGAAATAATTACAGTGGTTATGTAGTGCCAACATTAGTAGAGGGCAAATATTATATTGGTTTTTCTCACATGTTAGACATAGCAGAAGTAAACAATTTACTAATAGCATTTGACGACAATAGAATTTTACCATTGGATGATACTAGAGTAGCAAAAATTATCAGAAACAATCACCCTTATTTAAAAGGCACAACATTAGTCAAAGACGGTAAAGTAGATTATGATGCTTTTGTAAACTCCATTGCAGTATATGACGAATCAAATAATTTATATGTGTATAGTCTTGTAAATGGTGCTAAACCAGAGTTTATACAACGTCTTTTAAAAATAGATATGCAAGTAGCATACAATATTGTTACTGATACAATAAAAGTGCCAGTAACATATAATCAGTTTATGGCATTATGTTCTTTAGCATATGATATTGGTAGGAACAAATTTAAAACAAGTAAAGTAGTCAAAGCATTAAACAGTGGTAACTATCAAGCAGTTGCAACTTACTTTATGGAATTTGTTGAAGTACCTAGAAAGAAAAGTGCCGGCGTCAGCGGAACACTTTATAAACGACGTACTGCAGAAGTGCGTCTATTTAGTAGTATTTAAACGATCATCTTTTTGCATATCAGCAATTTTAATATAGGCTCTATATTTTGCTTCTTGCTCTTCGGCAACACTTCTTTGTAGCATTTCGATCTCTGCCTTAAGAGCATTACACTCGTTGTTTTTAGCAACGAGCATAGTGCGTAATTCTTCTTCTAATGTATCGTTTGTAAACTTTTCTGTTAACGGGTCGGTCATTTCTTTTTATTATTACTTAAGACGTTTTTCATTTCGTCAAGTTCGGGGATATAGTCAACAGTTCTTGCAATGTAATCTCTTATAAAAACTACTGCATATTTCTTAGTTTTAGAATTGTAAAATCCTAGGCTATCGAACTTACCTCGCTTGTCTCTCTGCACCATGGGATGAATAATATTCTTCCCACCTGCAGAATTAATTTCGGTAGCCTTTGTTTCCAACTCTTTAAATGTTGAAACTATTCTTTTGATAATTTTATCGGTTTTCATATGGTCCTTTGATTTTAATGTTTACCTAAAATTATTTACTATAAATGAGTATTAATTGCTTATAATAGTGATAAATTTACCACGTATAAGTTAATGCCAATCGATACTCTCTGCCTTGACTACTGTAACCGGGTAATACTTCTACCTCTTGGTCAGTGGCGTTCTCAATAGTAAAGTTAAGATTTACACCAGATGCGAATTGCTTACCTACATATACATTAAGTTTCTTTAAGTCGTCTAAGAATTCTTGCCCTTCTGGTAGGAAGTCATACTGTCCTGGTGTTCTATCAAACTGTCCGGCGTATTTAATTTTGTAATCCACACCATTATAATTTTGCTCCCATGATATCATAGCAACATATTCTGGTATTCTAACTTGATCAGTGTCGTTTACTTTAAGCATAAGACTTACAGGACCCCATGTATTGGCAAACCTGAACCCTTGCGTAGAGTAACTGCCTGTGTTGTAATACGACGCTGGTGTGTAAACATCTTCTGTAACTTCTTCAGTTAAAAGATTGCCATCAGCATCATAAGTTGCAGGCGCAATAATGTTAGTAGTAGTGTATCCACTAGCATATTCAATGGCTTCTTCAAAATCATACATGAATACACTAATAGCACCAAAGCCTATCTCATAGCCTGTGCCTTCTTCAGGTAGTAAATCTTCATTAGCACTTACCCAACTGTCGCCATGTACTTCGTATAAATTAGGACGTCTAAAACTTGTCCCAACGTTCATAAAGAATTGTCCACTTTCAATACCTAGCCTTAGTGCATTTTGATCTGCATTACCAACTCTAAAACCAAAGTTATACTTTAATGCAAATTCGGCATTTACACTTAAGAAAGCACCGTAATTATCTTGTTCATGTTCATTGTATTGATCTTTACTGCCATCAACACCGTATGTTACTTGTAATAAGTTAGACAAGTCTACGGTATCACCTGCTCTAAAATAATCTCTGCTACTCTCGTTTTGATATGTGCTAACACCTTCTGTGTAGTATTCTGCTTTGTCTTCTGTTCTGCCAATAGTAAAATATTCATTTCTAATGCTTACTGTGGATTTTTCACCGTCTTGTAAGCAGTCATTACTTTGACTAAAACTAGCAGTATAACAATTATCATAATCATATGCGTAATCTGTAGCACTCATAATTAATGTAAAGTCCCCAACATCTGCAATAATTTTAGCACTTTGGTTTTCGTATGTGTCAATTTCTGTGTTGTCGTTTCTTGCTTGTTGCTCAGTTGTATAGTCTGTGTACTGAAACCATGATGTAGGTGCGACACTTAAATATCTTTCGCTGTTACTACCTAATTTTGATGTGATACTTCTTTCGATAGTATCCTCAATTAATACTGTACCAGCAATACTACCGGAGCCATACATAACACCGTTTGCACCCGATATAACTTTAACACTTTGACCACTTACAATTTCGTGTCCAAAGTCATACCAAGCAGAACCTGGTGTGTTTGATGGTATGCCGTTTTTATAAACAGTGGTATGTACTGTTTGTGCACCACGTTCATTGTAACCCTGAAAGGCACCAGTGCCTCCTGCTGTCCAGGTAAATCCTGGTAAAATACTTTCCACTATTGTAGTAGACGTTAAAGCATCTGCTTCTGTGGTTTTTACTTGT